AAGACTGACGTTATCGTGATGATGAACCAGACTGAACATGCGTTCCTTGCAGACGTAATTACTTAGGGGGATTGAGATATGGCTATCGCAAGAGCGCAGCTAATGAAAGAACTCCTTCCGGGTTTGAACGCTCTGTTCGGAATGGAGTATGCTCGTTATCCAGAAGAGTGGAGGTCTTGCTTCGATGTCGAGAACTCCGACCGCTCTTTTGAGGAAGAGACAAAACTGAGTGGCTTTGGTGCTGCTCCAACCAAGGACGAAGGTGCAGCCATCTCTTACGATGATGCACAAGAAGCCTACACAAGTCGGTACACACACGAAACCATTGCCCTCGGCTTCTCGCTCACCGAAGAAGCCCAAGAGGACAACTTGTATGACTCGCTTTCGGCTCGTTATACTAAGGCATTGGCTCGTGCGTTCCAACACACCAAGGAAGTAAAAGGCGCAGACCTATTCAACTCTGGCTTCACAGGCCAAGTTGGTGGTGACGGTGTTACTTTGTTCAACGCTTCACACCCCCTAATCAACGGTTCCACTAATGGAAACCGTCCGGGCAGTGCTGTTGATTTGAACGAGACCTCACTGGAAGCGGCTATCATTGCCATTGGCAAATGGACAGACGAGCGTGGCCTGAAAATTGCCGCCCGTCCAACCAAGCTGGTTATTCCTTCCGACCTACAGTTTGTTGCAGAGCGTCTGATGAAATCAGAACTAAGCAACACTGTAACAACGCAAGGTGCGACTGGTGTCACCAACGTCAATGACATCAATGCTATCCGCTCAATGTCAGCAGTTCCCGGCGGTTACATGGTTAACCACTACCTGACTGACACTGATGCATGGTTCCTTGGAACAGACATCCCGAATGGCTTCAAGCACTTCGTGCGTGTCCCAATGAAGACAAGCATGGAAGGTGACTTTGAAACTGGAAATGTTCGCTACAAAGGTCGCGAGCGTTACAGCTTCGGTTATTCTGACCCACTGGCCTACTACGGCTCACCGGGTGCTTAACACCATGTGGGGCGGGGTTTATTCCTCGCCCCTCTTTTTTGCTATTCGGAGGAATTAATGTCAGATATTACAGCAACCACTGTCACGGCTGATGGTGTCGCAGTAGCCTTACCCGCCCGTGTCAAATCTATTTATTACATCCGTGGTTCTAGTGCTGGCTCTATCGTTCTTAAGGATGGTGGCTCTGGTGGAACTACGCTTCTAACACTGACCACACCCGGTGCGGGTAGTGGTGTGGACGCAGCAAACACAATGTCCATTCCTAGTGACGGAATACGTTTCTCGACCAATGTATATGTCGATGTCACCAACGTTACTTCAGTCACATTGTTTCACGCATAATCATGGCAAGTCCTAAACCCAAAAACAAAGCGTTGTACTCAAGGGTAAAGGCAGAAGCCAAACGTAAATTTAAAAAATGGCCCAGCGCATATGGGTCGGCATGGCTCGTCAAAACCTATAAAAGTCGAGGCGGTAAATACTCCTGATGGCTAAGAAGACTGGCTTGAAGAAGTGGTTCAGTGAAGATTGGCGAGATGTAAAAACAGGAAAGAAGTGCGGTCGCTCTGGTTCAGAGAAAAAGAAACGACCTTACCCAGCCTGTAGGCCAGCAAAAGTAGCCAGCAGAATATCAAAAAAGGAAGCAGCAAAGAAGACTGGTCCTGCCAAAGTAAAGTGGTCTGTAACCGCGTCAGGTAAAAGAAGAAAGAAAAAGTAATGGCTACTCGTAAAAAAGATAACCCTATTAGAAAAACAACTAAGGGAAAGAGTGCCAACTACAACAAGACCAAGTCTGGTGCTGGAATGACAGCCAAGGGTGTGGCTGCATACAGAAGAGCAAATCCCGGAAGTAAATTACAGACAGCAGTTACAGGCAGTCCAGCGAAGGGCAGCAAGGACGCTAAGAGGAGAAAGTCCTTTTGCGCTCGCAGTGCTGGACAGATGAAGAAGTTTCCAAAAGCCGCGAAGAATCCTAACTCTAGGCTTCGACAAGCTCGTAAAAGGTGGAAGTGCAGATGACGGAGTCAGTTGAGGTTTGTTTAGCAAGGTTGGAAGAGCGTATCAAAACGCTTTCCGATGAAGTGCGCCATGTACATGAAGAGGTCTCAGAGCTAAAGGCGCAAGCTAACAGGTGGAAGGGTGCTTTCTGGTTAATGGTTTTTATAGGTGGATTAGTGGGAAGTCTCTCCCATTTTTTTGTTGGGTTAATGAAATGACTATAGCGAGGGCTAACATGACTAAACAGATGCAGAACGGGACGAAGAAGAAAAAGAAAAAAGCAAAAGCTGGAGATACTCCAATGATTCCCTTGGGGTCTTCAGGGTATCGCACATTGGATGAAGGTGACAAAAAAGTAGCTGCCGCAAGAAAGGCTTTGGGCATCGGTAAAAAATATGGCGGCACAATCAAGAAGATGAAGCACGGTGGCGGCACATGCCGTGGAATGGGTGCAGCTAAGAAGGGTGGCAAATACTCACAGGCGTAAGTTTTAAAGGGGTGGAAAACAAATGGAGCCAGTATCTACGGCCTTGGCTGGTATTGCTCTCGTTAAGGCGAGTGTAAACTTTATCAAGGATAATATAAATACAGCGAGAGATATTGGCGATATTGCGGGACAGATTGATGGTCTGTTTAGAGGTCAAAAAGAAGTTAATGATGCTCGCAACAGAAAATCTGGCGTAGGAACTCTTGACCAGTTCGGGGTTGAGAGTGTGGCAAAAGAGACCATAGACGCAAAGCTCGCTGCCGAAAGCCTTCAGGAAGTCGCGACCTTGGTGGACCTCAGGTTCGGGCCGGGAGTCTGGAAGGGCATATTGGAAGAGCGGCATCGTAGAATGCAAGAGGCCAAAGAGGCTGCAAAAAAGGCTAGGCGAGAGGCTCTTGAAGCACATAACGAAATGATGGACATGATAAGGCTTTGGCTGACAATTATCTGTGTTGCTGGTGTGGGGATAGGTGCGTTTGTCTTAGTTGTGCTTTCGACAAGGGCTTAACGGGGATTGTGCTATCGCCGCGTCCGTAAGGCGCACAGAGGTCACAGAAAAACAGTTCAGTCAGAACAAGGTCGGCTTACAAAAATTAAACGTTTAAGAGAGCGGCGTGAAGAACAGGACGCTGCGATAGGAAGTTTGATAGAATGGCAACATCAGGAACCGCTACATTCAATCTTGATATACATGAGATAATTGAAGAAGCGTATGAACGGGCTGGGCTTGGTCGTGCGTTCTCAGGTAACGATTTCAGAACAGCTAGGCGTTCATTAAACCTGTTGTCTCAGGATTTTGCAAACCGTGGTATCAATCTATGGACCATTGACCAGCAAATATTAAATCTTACGTCTGGCACAGCATCTTACACACTTCCTTCGGATACAGTTAGCATACTTGACCATGTAGTCAGAGAGGGAACTGGTACATCTCAGTCTGACTTAGCTATATCCAGAATGAGCCTTGGAGAGTTTGCTGGAATAACAAGCAAGAATACAGAGGGCCGTCCTGTTAAGATTTACGTTGAGCGGCTAGTAGCTGCTCCAAGAATTACTCTTTGGCCCGTTCCAAACAACAACAACTATAAACTGGTCTATTACAGAATTAGACGGGTTGAGGACTCCATTAACGGTTCGGTCACACAGTTCGATGCGCCGACAAGGTTTCTCCCCTCTATCGTTTCAGGTCTTGCATATCAGCTTGCTCTTAAAAACCCAGAGTCGATAGAGCGAATACCTTTGTTGAAGGGTATATACGAAGAAGACTTTTCTCTTGCTGCAACAGAAGACCGTGACCGCACAGACTTTAGAATTATCCCGGCGATAGGCTGATGAGTAGGTATGCCTCAGGGAAAAACTCCGTAGCGGTTTGTGACCGTTGCGGATTGAAATACCCATACGAGACACTAAAGGAAGAAGTAACAAACAAGAGACGAAATGGTCTTCGCGTTTGCCCAAGTTGTTTTGACAAGGACCACCCCCAGCTTCAACTGGGAAGAGCGAAGGTTTCAGACCCTCAAGCCCTACGACATCCAAGGCCAGAGGAGAAGGATTCACCAACCAACAATACGGCTTTCACTAACCTGTATCCTCACACAGCAGGAAGGTAACAATGAATTACACAGAATTGGTTCAAAACATAAAGGACTTTATGGAAGATGACGGCACGGAATTTTCTAATGCCGTACCTACCTTTATTGAATTAACAGAACTGCGTCTGAGCCGTGACCTAAAGATACCAGCGTTCCGAAGAAGACAGCTATCCGCTCTCACCGCAAACGACCCCTTCCTTACAATGCCTAGCGACATGGTAACTCTTGAGAACCTTCAGCTTGTTCCAAACTATACTTCTGGAAATACGGGGCAGCACAAACCTCTCCTCTTAAGGTCTGATGAGTATATGATGGAGTTCTGGCCCGACAGAAGTACAACGGGTGACCCAGAATATTATGCTTATTTTGACGATGCTACAATTTATGTAGCCCCTACTCCCGCAACCAATATTCCTGTCGAGATTAGTTACCGCCGCAGACTGCCAGCCCTATCGTCAACCAACCTTACCAACTGGTTTTCGGACAATGCATCTGATTGTCTTTTGTATGGGGGTCTTCTTGAAGCGTCATCATTCAACCGAAATGCTGGAATGCTTGAGAGGTACACGCAGTTGTATCAGGCAGCGGTTCAAAGGGTAACTGAAGAACAACAAGCTAGAAACTCAATAGACAATTTTTACATGAGAAACGAGGGTTAAATCATGGCAACTTCAAACGCTGCAACCACATACCTAGAACATAAAATTCTAGATTTTTTATTCAAGAACAATTCAACTTCCTTCACCACACTTGGAAACAGTATATACGTTGGCCTAGCTACCGCTGTTTCCAGCCTTGAGGCAGGAAGTTTAACTGAGGTTAATACATCGTCCCAAGATGCAAACTATGCAAGACAACAAGTTGCAGCTAGTGCTTGGACACATACCGCAAGTAACTCTGACCAGCAGAAGGTTACTAACACAGCAAACATAGAGTTTTCAGCATCAAGCGGCGCAGCCACCTATACAGTGACACACGCATTTATTGCAGACCACGCTACTGCTGGAAACATTCTGTTTATTGGAGCCTTGGATAACAGCAAGCAAATAGCTTCAGGTGATATCTTCCGCATCAATGCGACCAATCTGTCTATTGAGTTAAAGTAATATGGCTTTGGTTCTTGCTGACAGGGTCAAGGAAACAACAACCACGACAGGCACTGGAACATATACCCTCGCTGGCGCTGTGACTGGTTTTGAAACTTTCGGCTCTGTGGGCAATGGCAACACAACATATTACACCTGTACTGACGGCACTGACTTTGAAACAGGCATTGGCACTTACACTTCATCAGGCACGACACTAGCTAGGACCGCCATACTTCAGTCTAGTAACAGCGACAACGCTGTTAGCTGGAGTTCTGGTACTAGGACAATCTTCTGCACATTGCCAGCACAGAAGATGGTGTTCCTTGATGCGAGTGGAACCGTTCAAGGCTTCACAGAACAAGACCCAAATGCGCTGGCATTTGCGATAGCTCTAGGATAGGAAAATGGCAAACGCATTTAAGACATTTACTGACACGGCTGTAGGGACTTCAAACGCAGATGTTTACACCTGTCCCTCTTCAACCGAAACAACAATAATCGGATTGAATGTTGCTAACATACTTACAGTCTCTATCACCGTTAACATCCAGCTAATAAACAATGACGGTGATAACGTACACATTGTAAAGAATGGCATAGTGCCTGTCGGAAGCAGTTTGGTTGCTGTCGGTGGCGACCAGAAAATTGTTATGAATGCATCCGACATTCTTAGAATAACAGCCAGTCAGGCAAGCGCCGCTGATGTAACTGTGTCTGTGCTGGAGATTACATAATGGCACTCGGCACTATTGACACTAATCAGATTGCAAGCGAAGCAGTCACTGTACCAAAGGTCACTGACCAAGTTTTGTCTAGCAGAAATTTCATCATTAATGGCGATTTTCAATGTTGGCAAAGAGCCACCGCAGCTACAGCCGGTGTAAATAATACGGTAAATACGGCTGATAGGTGGGGTTGGTTATTGAGTAATGACGGTGCGGTTACTTCTGAACAATCAACTGATACACCGACAGGAACAGGTTATTCGTTTCTTGCTAAATGCACTACGGCTGATACGAGCATTGCGGCTGGTCAGTATGCTGTTATTTACCAAAATATAGAGGCGCAAAATCTTCAACCTCTACAATATGGAACATCATCCGCAAAAACAATAACGCTCTCGTTTTGGGTTAAGTCTAACAAAACTGGAACATACACAGTAGCTTTATATAAAGCGTATAACACAGGATATATAATTCCTAATGAGTACACAATTTCATCGGCAAATACATGGGAAAAGAAAACCATTACTATAAGCCCTACGGCTGGAAGCACATCATTTATTACAGCATCAGGAGGGGCATTAGTTAATAACAATGCATTAGGGTTTCAGCTTGCGTTTAATCTTGCGTTTGGCTCGAATGGAAATGGTACAAATGCTACTTGGTCTTCTAATGCAGCGCATTATACCACATCCAATCAAGTAAACTGGCTGGATAGTACAAGCAATAACTTTTACCTATCTCAAGTACAGCTTGAAATCGGAGATGTGGCTACACCCTTTGAGCATGAGAATTTTGCAACCACGCTACATAAGTGCAGACGCTATTATGAAGTTGTAAATCGGTTTATTTATCCAAATAAATATTCAACTGTAGTTTTGGGTGATTTCTCATGGGAAGTCGAAAAACGAGCGCAACCAACTCTTGCACTAGCTGCTGGTGGCACTAATACTGGCGGTCATAGTTTAAATGTAAGTCTCACTGCGGGTGGTTACATTTATAAAGGTTCAGAAAACTACGATGCTGTAAAATATTTAGCTGGGAATGCAGAGTTATGATTATAGAGAATGCTAAATATGTAAAGGCTCCACTAGAAAACCCTGATAATAAAAATACTGCTATCAAGGCAACTATTAATGGGGTTGAGTCTTGGATTCCTATGGACGAAGCCAACACAGACTACACAGAAATATTAAAACTAGTAGCAGAAGGCTCTCTAACAATAGAGGATGCAGATTAATGGCATATCTTGGACCACCACCATCACAGACACCAGCAAGCCCTACTAGTCAGTATTTCTCTGGGAATGCTTCAACTACAACTTTTACATTAAACCGCCCGGTTAATGTTTCTGAAGACTTGAACGTGTATGTGAATAACGTGGCTCAACAGCCGGGTGCTGGAAAGTCCTACACGGCTTCAGGAACCAATTTAATTTTCGATGCAGCACCCGCCGCTGGGACAAACAATGTGTACGTTGTTTACCGAGGGCTGGCAGAGTTAACAACCCGCATTAACCCTGACAGGACTGTATCAACGTCAAGTCCCTCTGGCGGCGAGGATGGGGATATTTGGCTAAAGGTAAGTTAACATGCCGTTCTACGTCAACGATAGCGGCACTTGGAAGGAAGTCACCAGTAACAATTACTATGTTAAACACGGTGGGGCATGGACGGTTGTACAAGAGGCGTATGTCAAAGATGCTGGAAGCTGGAAGTTATATTATCAGAACGAGGTTAGTACAACCCTATCTAACAGCACAAATGTAGCTGCTTCATCCTTGTTCACTTCTTCAGTATGGACAGGGACTACACCGAAGATAATTACCATTCCATCTGGTGTTACCATTGGTGGAACAGGGGGAACAGCAGCTATAACAATAGCAAGCAACATGGGTGGCACTCTTGTTATTAATAACGCTGGTAGCATTCTTGGCACTGGTGGCGCATCGAATGGCGGGGCTGGCGGCAATGCAATCACTAATGCGGCCTCTAATGTGACTATAAATAACACAAACCTGATAGCTGGTGGCGGCGGCGGCGGCGGTCAGGGCGGGGCTGGCGGGGCTGGTGAGGTAAATAATACAGCAGCTTGGTCAGGCAGAGAGCCAGCCGCAAACTGGACTAATGGCTCGGCTCAACTTGGATATTATTGGAATGTCAATACTTATCATTTTTTCTATAACGGCTCTACTAGCTATATCTATTGGGCTAGTAATATTGGTAATGCCAGCGGGTTTCCAGCTTTTATAAGAATTGGAAATAACGAATATCATAGAGGTATTAGTCGCGGCAGCGGAAAATATGAAATATATCGTCAAGCAAAAATAGCTACTTCAGCCGGAACAGGCGGTGCTGGTGGGCAAGGCCAAGGCTATAATCAAACAAATTCGGCAGGGTCGAATGGGAGCGCTGGTGGCACAGGTGCTGGCACAGGCGGCGCTGGTGCGGATGGAGCCACTTATGGACAAGCCGCTGGGAGTGGAAGTACGGGAGCCAATGGAAATTCATACAGCAACGGTACGGGAAGCGCTGGCTCTGCTGGCGGGGCGGCTGGAGCAGCCGTCAGCGGGACAAGTGTAACTATGAATAACAGCGGGACAGTTCATGGAGCGGTCGCATGACCAAGTATAATGTTGAAAAAATTGAGGATGGTATTGCCACACTGCGATACCCCGACAATAGCTGGGCAGAGATTGTTTTATCTTCGGATATGACAGAGGGGGACTTGGATGATTTGGCGCTACAGTATGCACCAAAAACTGGAAGCAAGCCTAGCTTTCTTTCGGTTGGTCAAAGTCGGACAGCAAAGGCTATTGATGCAAAAGAACCAGAAGATGAAAGAGCGGCGTATGTCATTGCCAGAACAAAAGCATACGGTTCATTAGAGGAGCAGATTGAATACATTACCGAAAAAGGTTTAGAGGCTTGGCAAGCGAATGTATCTAAAATTAAATCTGATAACCCCAAGCCTGAGTGATGATGAGGAATAACTAGATGCCCATATCTAAAATATTATCAGGCTCTTTAGATAGCGGGAAGGTGTTGCAAATGCAATCAAGCGTTAGCACCGCTGCTTCGTCTATTTCGTCAACATCTTACGCTGATATTCCTTCAATGACAGCGACCATTACTCCAACATCAACTAGCAGTAAGATATTAATACAAGTGAGTTTTGGTTTATTGTGCAGCGATGAAACGGGAACTGGTTGTCTAATGAAACTGTTAAGAGGCAGCACAGAGATTGGACAAGGCGTTAGCGCAGACTCACATAATGTTTTCATGCAAAACTTTAACCATTCAAATATCGTGTTTGAGCAAGCAAACCATATGTTTGTAGATAGTCCAAGCTCAACCAGCGCAATAGTTTATAAAATGCAGTGGTCTTTAACTGGCACTCCTGCGACTTGGTACATGAACAGACGAGGCTCAGACAACTATGCCCGAACCTCATCAACATTTCTTCTTATAGAACTATCGGGATAAAAATGGCATATATAGGTATAGACCCGAATGTAGGTGACATAACATTCCAGAAGTTTACTGGAACAGGGAGCGCCACTGCATTCACTCTGGCTCAGTCCGTTGTGAGCGGAGAGGCCATTGTCGTAACCATAGGAAATGTGGTTCAGGAACCGGGGGTCAGCGCAGCTTATACAGCACAGGCAAACACACTTACATTTTCCTCTGCCCCTGCAAACGGTGACGTTATTACTGTGCGCTACTTTGGTCGCGCTGTAGACCAGCCGACCAGCTACGGTATGCAGCTATTCAAGTATGTTGCTACAGCGGGGCAAACCACGTTTATAAATGCGGATGCCAACGGTGCAATAATGGCGTTTAGCGGGACTGACGTAGACGTTTATTTGAACGGTGTTCATCTGGATAGTTCGGACTTTACTGCCAGCAGCGGAAGCACAATAACACTCGCAACAGGCGCGGCCTTAAACGATGAATTAGTTATTAGAGCTTATCGCGCATTCAGCGTGACTGACACAGTGAGCAAGTCCTCTGGGGGTACGTTTGCTGGGGAGATAACCGCGCCGCAGTTCCAGACAACAAACACAACGGTTG